TCCACGTACTTCTTGAGCATATCATAACGCTCTTTGTACGGTAGATGTGCAACATTTGGCTCGCACAAATCGAACACATGCCACGTCCAAACGTATTCACCTTCAATTTTAGATGTTGCACTACTTGTCTTGCGACATAAGTCAAAGTCCGTTTCGTCCCCAACGGCAAGCTCACCGTCCATACCATCATAGATGGGAGATCCAAATACCTTTGCGACCTGCTTATTTGCAAAAGATTTAAGACTTCGTCCAACAAGCTCCCCAAACGGTTTCATTCCACGAACTCCGTCAATTTTAGGCATGATACCTACAGGGTATTTCTGTTTAGCTGAATCCCAATCTGTTGCAAGAAAAGGACGAAATTTTTTAGTCATCTGAACCCTCCACATGCAAATTCGTCATGTATAGATTTTCTCATATCATCTAACCATTCTGAAGCAAGAGCTAAACCTTCATCCGTAAATGGAAACACCTTCTGTTTACGTTTACCATTAACTTGAATTGTGGCGCACCAACGCTCATAACCGTTATTGTTTACAAACCGAGATACACCTTTTACACCGGAAGTGTTGTTAACCTGAATAATTTTATTACAGTTATTTTGGCTTGATGTGGCTTTTCTAATATTACACCATCTATTATCAAAACCTTTCCCGTTTTTATGGTCTATTTCAGCTTGAGGATCTTCCCCTGTCATCCATTTCCAAATGACCCTGTGAACAAAGTAATCGCGTCCTTTAAGACCCACATACTTATAATTTAGACCATAATACCCAGCTTCCGCTCCAGCAACTCTTCTCCGCCAACTTTTACGCCAACTAAGAATGCCAGTTTCCGCGTTATAATCCAATAACTCTTTTAATTCCTGTTGACTATAAGGAATAGGTTTAAATCGAGCCATTGAAATTTACCTTTGTGTGTTCCCGAACAAGAAGTTTTAACTTCCTAACCCAAGATTGCTGTTTCTCAATGTTAACTTTCTTCGGTTTAGGAATAACGGATTTTGCTGTATCTACTTTTAACTTATCGTAGTCCATGCGTCGTCTACCTTTTCGCATGTGCATACCCGCAATTTCATCACACTTGTCTTGTGCAAGACTACGGGAATCCATCCTACCCGAATGACCTTTAACATGACGGAATTGGAAACTAAGCCTATTCTCGACAATAGTATCCATGAACCATTTATATACTTGCTGCTCTTCTCCTCTTGGTGGACGTTTACCTTCGAACATATGGATAGCTGCTTTGCAATCCGTCTGGAACAATATAACGTCGTTTGTGTAGATAAGTCCAGCTTCTATACCATGATACAAACCGTTAGCTACTGCAATACATTCAACTACGGTATTATCCGTGTGACCATGTGCAGGACCACCAAAAGCCTTCTTACCCCGTTTGGAGGCTACCCAAATTCCATAGCCTCCACATTTAGTACGGTGACAAAACGACGCATCCGATATTATCGTGATGAGCATTTAACCCTTCTTAACAGCGATCTTAACCTGTGGAGAACCTGGAGTTGTGGTCACGCATTCGTCAAAGATCGCCAACTGTTCCGGTGTTAACTGACGGTATTTAGCAACTCGAAGTTCTACTTTAGTTTCAGTAACTTCGTTGACGTCAACTCCAGCTTTTACAAGATCTGGAAGGATTTGACTAAAGATAGCCTTATCAACTTTACGCGTATAAGGTTGAGTTACAACAAGATCATCACCTGTATCAAGTTTGATCTTGTTAGTATTTTCGTTAAGACCATCTGGAAAGAAGACGCTAACCACACTTTGGCGCAGTGCGCGTTCTTGCGCTTGCACTTTGGCCAATTCTTCTTTCTTAGAATACCAGTTGTAAAGGAGTTCGTACTTCTGCTCTTCAGTTAAGTTCATTTCTGGTAGCTGGACCATGTTATTGCCCTCGTTGTTTGCTAACAGGGGTATAATACTTAGAATTAAATTCCTTGTAAATACCCCTAAATATGATTACAACTTACCAGTAGAACCAAAACCCCCGCGGCCTGTTTCTTCTACAATACCAGAAACAATGCGTGTACGAACCAACTCTACAAGACGCGCCTGCGCAATACGTTCGCCAACCTGGACTGTATAAGGTTCACTAGAGTCGTTATGTAGACGTATTTTCAACTCATCGCGGTAATCATGATCAATGATACCAATACAGTTACCTAAACGAATCCCGTGTTTAAATCCATGACCGCTACGTGAATAGACTTCCAGACCGTAACCATGTGGGATCTGTAACTTAATGCCCGTGCTGAACGTATACGCACGACCAGCATAGATTGTTACAGGTTCAGGTTCATCCGCATAGATGTCAAAGCACATAGAACCAGGAGTAGCAAATCGTGGCATTTGAGCAGTGTCCGTAAGGAGCTCCACGATTAGCTGTTCCGCAGTGATGCCTTTCACAGCACCGTTTTGAACCAAAATAGTACCCTTGACAGTTGCATCTTTCATAACGTTAGACATATTGTCTTTCTCAGTCATGTTTTTCACTCTCTTTATCAGACAGACGTTGTTCCCATTGTTGCTTTAACTGATAATAGCGATAAGCGTCTTCACCAGTTTCAGCTTCCCGTTGCATACGTTCACACCATTGAACAGGACTTTCCTCACAGCTCACTTCTTACACCTCCTAAGCGTGGCCGTTTCTCTTGATATATTCATAAGCATGTGATTTAAAGATCATGCGAAAATCCTCCAGGGATATTTCACATCTTGGAGGATCTTCTTTGTGATGTTTCGCTTCATCAGCGAAAAGCATGATAGGGTTCATATACAGGACTACGCGCCAGGGCTTTTTATTCTGACGGTACATAAGAACTGGAAACTTGTCTGCTTCCAATGCACTCTTAACACACTGCGCCCACCATGTGTTAATTGATAGCTGCTCCTGTCTTTTAACTTCCACCGCATAGAAACAGGTATTTGTGATATCACAACCACCTACAGCACTCTGATTCTGGTTACGTTGTGCTATGGGCTTTTCTGGATAAGTCATTCCAAGAGCGTCGTAAACTTCTTCGTAGATGTCATTAAAGAATTTACAAATTTCACGCTCACCTGTTTGACCTTTAGTACGAGGATTAGCTCCCATGTTATAAATCTCCATCCAAAAAATAGGGGGTACACAAGTACCCCCGAAAGCGAAGCATATAATAGATAATAACATGTCAGCGAGAGGCAGCCTTCGAAAAGGGGTAATCTACCAACCACTCTCGCAAATAATGTTAACCTGTTTACGTGTTTGATTACAATACACGAATTCGTCAGAATTCACAGGTCATACCGTACATTTTTGCCAATGGCCCATAGAAAATGACAGCGAAGTGCAGACAACTTCCAGCCCGTCATCATCACGCACCACAGGCAAAGCTAGGCCGCTACGGGCGTTATGTACAGTGCGGTGAACTCTATACACAGAGTTATGCGTAAAGCGCCGCGTGTTCGCGTTTGTGCAGCGTAATAACGCTCCGATATGCACAAGTGGAGCGGGCATAGTAAAGCCGATCATTAAATCCTTCTCTTTCTTATTAGGCTGGCGTACAGTTACATTCATTGTGTCGTCCCCTCATTTAAAGATTCCAGGCGCTCACCTAACAAAATGAGCGATTTAATTTGATGCGGTTTCTTACCAAGATGTTCAGCAATGTGGTTATAAGTAAAACCTTTCTCCCGCATACGATAAGCAGTAATGGCGGCATTGCGATTGCGGATATCGGTTTTCTTACTCATGGTAAACTAACTCTCCTTAATTTAGCTTCAATACGATTAATTAGCATCGACATACTACGATCTGCAACCATATGATGCGGTTCGTAGTAACCATATGCCCAATAGTTTACCTCTTGCCCACAATGATTACAATTAATCTTTGACTCGCATACAGGCGAATAGTAGCCATCAACTTGATCTACGACAGTCTCTGTAAACTCAGTGTGACCACACTTTGGGCATCGTATGCACTTCATTTTCTTGTCGTAGTTTGAGCGAAAAGTATAAGGCTTCCACCCTAACACCTTGTATATTTTGCTAGGCATTAGTGAAGATTCTCTTTAGGTTGTTCTTCACCCACCATAAGATGGTGCAATTTGCTACATATGTTTGATTTCTGCCAGGCTTTCTCAATTTCATCTAACGAGGATTCTGGTTTACATAAACGATAGGCTTCTATGAAAGAATTCTGAGCTGTTTCAATGATTGCCAGAGATGCTAACACTCTCTCGTCTAACGTCAGTTCTTCAAATTTATCACACATATTATTTCTCCAGCTCAATAATGTTTAGAATGATTACCTTATCAACTTCAATCTGTCCCTTGATTATTTTTTCAACTTCTTGAATTGACTCCATACTAATATCTGGCATAATCACACTTACATTTCCAAAACCTGGAGCAAGTAAATTAGCTTTATTAAAGCTATACGACACCATGAATTTTCTACGTTTTTCGGTGACTTGCTCAGTCTGTTCACACTGGTTACATTGATCTCCCATAAATATAGGATCCTTTTCTGTTTCGTTAATACATTGGATAAGTTGATGTATAGTTACATCAACATAAATATCACTACGCTGAAGCTCTTCTACGAATTTGTCTTCGCAACGAATCGGATTGTGCATAGTGCCAATTTCATAAACTTCAACATGAGGGATAAGTGGCAATAAATATGTTCTTACCAGTTTTATCAGAATTTGGTGTGGATCCCTTTCATCTAAACTGATATTGTTATCCTCACAAAAATAATCAACAATATCGCCATCACCGAAACCGAACTTACTTGCTAAACTTTCAGCACGAAGTCTTATAACATTACCCTTCATTTAAACACCCCAAGTTAAAAGAACGTACCAGTTAGCACATACAGCACAGCGTCACGCAGTGTTGGTAACAAAGGCGAGCAGTTAGGAACGCTGTAGAATTTACGTGATCCCACTTTAACACTTACTATTGTAATAGAACGTTTATTGCGCTCTACTGCGTAGAGACCACCACCAAGACGGCGGACTTTATACAGAGGTTGATGCTTTTGCATGTTTTAACTCCTTTCCTTTATTTGCTGACGCGTATGGCTCTACCTGTTAAGAAGGTGTACCCGCAGTGCCGCATTAAGTCACGCTCTTCTATTACACTTCGTAACTGGCGTGACAGCGTTTCATAGTAAGGACGGACCTCGTTCTTACTTATGGCTAAAGCATAGGCGAACAGTTGTTCCGAGTCAACACGATTAGACTTGATTCTTTTAATTGCCTGCTCAATGCCTGGGAACTCCTCATCCTGGTATAGAGCACCGTACACAATTTTAATAGCTGCTAGATTGTAACTGGACATTTGACCCTCGGACGTAAAATAATTCTTGATACCTATTGCATTCCTAAGGAAATGCTCTATAGTATGTATTATACAGTTTGTAAGCGGAGGAACACAAAATGACTCACCAAGATCTTGTAAAAAGAAACATCAGAAATGCAATGAACAAGTCAGAGGAATTCTCACACAACTGCATAGACGGAACTCACAAGATTAAGTACACATACATGAACTCTTCAACTGTGGTTACGTTTGAGAAAGGTGAGTATCATGTTGGAGACTTTTCAACACCGGATTATGATGAAATGTTTGAATATGTCGTATGTGGCTTCTTAGAATTGCATGAATAATATAATGGGCGCATATAGCGCCCATTTTTTTTATAACTTAATAACTTCGTTCATTCTCTCAATGTCCACCAAATAACATTTCATCCTCGGTGGTGTAAACTCAGCACCGAAGAAACTTGAAAAGTCCATTGGCCTCATCTCAGTAAGAACTTCCATAGACATTAAACCATAGATTGTATTGTCTATGACTTGCAAGATGTTGTCATTTCTTGTCTGTTTGAACGCTTTAAATTGTCTACAATAAGTACATAAGTCACTCCGTGCAACAATAAACGCACCCTTGAACATCGGGAACCGTTTATACACGCCAGCTTTAACTTCCCCATCCAAGAACTTCTTGATAGAGTTGAGCATTATTTTCTCACGACTGGTACTATCTGTAGAGCCAATCTGCCCACTATTACGCTTCTCTAAGAAACGCTCGTTACCCTGATCAATAAATGACTCAGCCCAACGATAATGTTCCATAGTAACAACAGGACGCTCACTGTTATCCGCTACAGCAAGAAGTGAGGCGATACGCAATACCTTCAACGCCTTCCTTGTGTACATCTGACGAATTACTTCATCCTGTACTTGTTCACCGTCATTACCGCTATTCAAAAACTTCGCAACAACATTATCAAGGTTATCAAATGCTTCGTGTACATCTGCTTCCATTTCAACATAACATGGAGCAGTCCCTGACATAATACGCACAGCTTGTTTATAGATAGCTCCAATAGTCCGCAGAATTGCTTCTGGATATTCCAGGAGCATACTCTTATTCATTAGTGGCCTGTTAGCTGTACATTCCCATGCAATAATACGAGACATAAAACCACTAGACATCATGCGGTCATCAACGTTCCCATAAAATTCATCCGGTGTAGTTTCACCTGCAAAACTATATGCCTTGACCTTACCACCAGCGGTTGTATTATCTTTGCTAGAGTGCTTTGAACCGCCAGAGAAAGCATAGAAATGCCCCTTATCGTAAAGGGAAAGCATTTCATCCATAATATCTTTAGCTTTACCGACTTCCATCTTACCGTTACGGAAAAATGCGCCGACTTCAGTCTTATAGTTAATGGATGAGCCACAAGACATAACCGATGTATCCATAATGACGTCTTTGCGCAATGCAGCATCAGACGCATAGGTACTGGTATCTAAAACACGTTCAATACCGAATATCTGCTGGCCGTCTTGACCGCCATAATTGGACACCTGAGAAAGAATGGTTTCAATGTTAGAGCGAAACGCTTCTTTACCAATACCAGAACGTGCAATTAATACAAAGTAGTTGTTCAGACCGCTTCGTGTAACTGTGTTCCACGCCTTACCGCACATACCACTAAATAAAGCAAGAGCAGACAGAATACTAATGTCTTTAATAGGCAACAAGCTCGCTTTATACATATTACGAGCAACCTCGCCCATAAATCCTGGAGGCCAAGCTAAACCGTCTGCCTGTTCTTCAGTGTAATTACCATCTGTGGTCAACACTTCTTCAGGTGGGCGTTCTGGTGTAGTTGCCTGGCGCAGTTTCTCCGTGCGCTCTATAGCTGCATTAACGTTATTCTGAACTATCTGCATAAGTCCCATAGATTTAACATGGGCATCGTAGCGATAGTTGCGAATCATTCTATCCAGGTGGTACGGACGCTTAATTTTTTCACCAGGCATACGACGTGAATCATCGTAACGACTACTCATTGGTGAATACATGAATAGACGTCTTACCTGGAAATTGTACTTACTCTTAAAGCAAAGAAAGTCAATTAATGCAAATTCTGCTTCAGACTGAGAAGGGAAACAGCGTTCACCGATAGAAGTATCAACTTCTTCAGCTCTCCAACGACCTTCCCATAGCTGTTTAAACAACGTTCCGTTTTCTTGTTCGCACAACTGGATATAAACATCCTGATCCTCCATTGCATATGGGTCGTTACTGAAATCTTCTTCAGTAAGTTCCAACATTTGGAAGCCATCGGATTCATTAATTTCACTCATCTCTGACATAAGTTGATGAATGAGATTAGCAATATACCCTTCGCTTTCACTACCTGGAGCACCAGACACAGTACGCGGAGTAACATCCCAGTGATCGCCTGTACAAATAATAAAGCGATACTGCGAATATACTTCTACACCATCACGGCGCTTACCAGCTTGAGGGATGGAATAAATCCATGTGTGCAACCCATCACCGCTTCTGGAAATTTCCGTATAGCTGTGGAACGATTCAACAATCTTCTTATATCGCTCACCAGCAACTTTCTTTTCCATTTCAGACATGGTGTCTTTAATATCCATGTCTATACAACAGAACGGGTCACTTGGAAGTAGATAGAAACCTAAACGCAGATTATGACCGATTTCGTTATAGTAACGAATACAACGTTCCGCATCTTCAAAGGACATTAGTAAATGCAAGTTAGACGGTTTTTTATCGTTGCCGTCTTTACGAAGTGGGACCATATCCCCTAAATCATCGTCCCATACATAAGGTTGTTTTTCTGATGATGTACCTGGATGGAAACCGCAGACAGCCCACTGTTCGTATTGTTTAATTTCTTGAGGAAAAAGTTCCAGCATGTTATTACCTTAAAACGTAGCGGGATTAATTTCAAATAACGAACGGGATGGTACAACATCAAAGTTGACATCTACCAGCTTAAAAGAATTCGTGTAAACACACCATGTACCGACCTTTTCATTAAAGACGGGCTTGTCATTATTAAATGCGTACACGCAACCATCAGAATCTGTTGCAATATATCTTGTGTCTTTTGGTACTTCTACATCTGAACCATAATAGTGAACTGTAATTAAATCTGACATGTTATTCTCCTACGATCCATTAGGACACACATAGTATATACTGATGGATCGCAGGGGGTTAACCCCCTGCAGATTATGGTACTAAGACCCAGCGACAAGCGATAGGTTGGCACGTTATCTCTTCTTTAGAGATATTTATACGATCTTTAAAAATTATTCTCGGATAAAAGTGTTTCATATAATTATCAGAAGCTACTTTATATTCGGTCTTTAATATACGTGCGCTAACAATAAATTTTAAATCTTCCCAATCTTTCATAGAATCAGCAAAAGACAGGATACGCCCATTTCCACGGACTTTAGCGGTTGACTCAGCTGGTAGTCTGTGGTCAATATCACACGGTAAGTCTAAAGCAGGTAGCTTCCCTTTGATTAATTTATCGGTATTAAAAGAGCCAATTTCCAAAGTATGGATATTTTGACCTTTAATTGGTTCTTCAAATTTAACATCGACAACGAGTTTGACTAGCATATATTACCTTCACAATTACCATAAAATTTCTACACTTTCAGTATCCATCTGACTCAATGGTTGCTTATATGAGATCGTATATCCAAATGATACCAGTTGTTCAGTCACCTTTCTCATTACAGGACGTGCATTAGGACTACCAATTTCACTATATGGCTTTTTAAATAATTTAATATGATCCCTGCCATCTAGAGACGCTTTAGTAATCCATTTATCCAAATCATCAAGATATGCACTGGTATCCAAATTTTCACTATTTGTACGAGCTTCTTGTGCTGTAATCATAATTATTGCTCCATAGCTTGTTTGATCAATGCGTCATGGATAAGTTTCGCAGTAGACGCGTTCCACAGTTGTTCGTCTGTCTGAACTTCCTGGTTCCACTGCTTGTCAAATAAACCTTCTTCATACGCATCTTTGATACGCTTGCACAAAGTAAGGATGTCGGTTTGAAGAATATCAATTTCTTCTTGAGTTAACGGAGTCTGGAGTTCTTTACTCATCCTTATCACCTTCTTTATTCAGTTGACCACATTGAGAATTCCACGCTACGAGGAATTCGCGCTTATAATCACCTTTGCGCATACGTTCGAACCATTCAGTGTGGTCATGCGGGTTGTCGCTTACTTTATAGTCAATATTAACACACGTTTCTTTGAAATCCATACCTTCCAGGTCCACGTTATAACAGATATCGATTTCAATACCCGGCTCAGTTAATACCCAAAAACCATCGCCATCAATACATTCGCACCACTGAGGTTCATTCTCGAACGCAGTTAAAGTACCGTCCTCGTCAACCGCAAGGTATTTCGCCCACACTGGAACAAATAACACTTCACCGAAGTAGCGCACAGCCTTCTGAGTAAGATTAATTTGCATCTTCACCTCCCGTTACCAGTTCCAAAGTCTCACGAAGTAGACGTTCGACCTTCGATTTATTTTTGATAAGCTGATATTGACGATCCACCACCAGCGCCTTCTCGCGGTTACGCATAAGGTATTCGAACGCACTTTGAAAATCTTCGACATTACCCGTGTAACCTAAAGCCTTGGCGACGTGCGACACACGATGGAACAGGAAATCCATCGCGTCCATAACTTCCATCGCATTCACAATAGCGTCAATTAAATGCGGATTTGTATTCGGGTCTACCTGTTTGGCTTGTTCAAGAAGTCGAACCTTTGCTTTATATAAAGGTGAATTGCTTACCGTTTCCATCACTTCCTCCATATCTCACGCGATTGTTCAATACGGATACTATACCGTATAAGTTTCTGCATAACTTTATGCAGGTCATCAAGATGTTTCCGTAAACGAAGACGTTTCTTGATAGCCCACAGGTTCTTCATATCCGTCCGGTTGAGCTCTTCCCTTAAATGTAATGAAAAGTCAGTCTGGTGATCTAAGATAAACTGAATACGCATCAAAGTATCCGACTTACGATAATCAGGATACCACTTAGGAAGCACATCTTGTTCGCCAATCATCTTACGCTCCAAACTGATCAATGTATTCAATGAGCTCTTGAAATTCTTGCTGTAACTGCACATTACCACTATTATTCGTCTGAAGTCTAACGAGGCGATCTTTGATATGTGCAATGTGGTCAGTGCTCATTCGACGCTTCGTTACATTGCACCAATGAACAATACCGTCTTCGATATATGCACGACGCGCTTTACCACGCGGATATCGCAGCGGCCTTATTTCACACTTATCGTCCACCCACTTAAAGCCCAGGATCATAACACCGTTACCTTCCGTGTCAGGGCACACATCAAAGCAACTATTGAACCCTTTACTGCGCATATACTTGTCGAGCGGAATCACACAATCCACCTCTAACAACCAGTACCCGAAGTAGATGTCAATAGTGAACACCATCCCCAACATCGGAGCCGACCAGCACATATACTT